TTAGCCATCCCCAATGTGGGGAATTTCGCAAGTTTTGGAAGGTTGATCGAGGGCAACTTCGTGATTTTAGGGAACTTAAAGCTCCTGCTCTTGATAATCAGTTTCCAACGCTTGAGATTCATTCTTCCTTGTCACCACCTCCCCAGCCTGATTCAAATAATTTTCCGAGTCCAGCACTTACAGGTATGGTTTATGTTACTCAAAGGGGGCAAAGCCCCCCTTCAAGTTAAGACTGCTAATGCAGTTAGCAGTCCCTCAATATTCTCCAATGTACTACTACTTGTAGTAGCTGATATAACTATCCTGGCAGCGAGGAACAACCAGACAAACACGACGGGAGCGAAGATTACTAGGACAATCAACTCCCTTCCCGATAAGGTAACTTTACCGGAATCTTTAGGTTTTAATTCCTCGCGTTCTTCCTCGTCTGCCATTACTCATTTTCCAGTACTTTCAAGCTGACTCCACCAAGGAAACCAAAGAGACCCCCGATTATAGCGGTCATAATCTCTACTGCATCCATCTGGTAGGCAAGCCACGATGCAAACGTAGAGAAGAACGTAGCACACAAGATGGCTACGAATACCTGGGGTCTGATCTTCCCAAACTCCATCTTAGATATAAACCTCATCAGGATCATAAAGATGCGCCACATTGTCTTCATCAATCACCGTCCAGCCTTGATGGTAGATATGGGCGTATGGGTCACTTTCTGTCCATGACAACCACCCATCACCCATGTAGGATTCGACATAACGTATTACATCAGGGCTATGAACATCCTTTCCTTCGGCATGATACCGTGCTGTCTTCTCTTCATCCCGTAACCGCCAGACCTTCTGTTCCCGGAAGTAACAGCACCTGTTAAATGTATTCGGGAGTTCCAATCCGTCCACTACTTTGTGGGGCTCGGCATCGGGAGACCTGAAAAGAGTTAATGTTTCACCGTTAATAGAAGCCATGCCGTCTATATAGATACGGCCTACATCAGCATCAGTCCCGGTAACTACAGCTTTACCCAGCAACTCCTTGAAATACCATACGGCATCGCCTATAGCTACCTTCATGTATCCCATGTTCCGATCCCAGGACATACGCATACTATGCGATCCCCTCGGAATGGGAGATTGTTCCGGTATAGGCTCAGGATTCTGGGCCTGACTGTCTCCGTAAACTACTATGCTAGGATTTAGCAGCACTTGCTGTCTCCTTCTGGCCGTTCTTAGACTTGGCTATACTCTCTGCTATCGCTGGATTGCAGGGTATCTCTTCCTTGGTTACCTCGGCTCTATCCAGTATACGGATACTGCCGTCTTCCATGATCTGGATATCTGACAGGTTCTTTGTTCCATCTCTAAGAGCCCGAACAAGGGCGTTGTATTCGGACTTCTCATGTTCGCTGCGGGCGAGTTGATTCAGCAGGTTCTGGGCTTCTTCCATCCATGCGTCATCTTTCTTCTGGTTTACCCGCCGTTCTATCTGGAACAAACTGCTGGCTATATCTATCATGACTCTCCTAAACTGCGTCTGCTATGGTATTTACTATCGCTGAACCACCCACTCTAATTGCACCTAGTTCTGTCTTTAAATCGGCATACAGAACTGCCATTGTTGGATAGGTAGAGAGATTGCCACCCGTCCATTTAAACCTGTCAATGTGCTGTGATGGAATTCTGTTAGGCCATCCCTGCGTGTCGCTATTTCTGGCTGATTGGTTCTCATGAATAATCACGCCGTAAGTTGCGTACCAGTGACCATCAGTACCATCATTGATTTCTGAGTTCTTTTTAGGCCCAGATACATCAGTAATATGACAGTAAACGCCTGTTCTAGTTACTCCCTGATCTACCAGATTAAAAGTTACGCCCATTTATTTGCCCCCTTGCAAAGCAATTTGATTCTCTAGTGCTGTCAGCCTAGCATCTACCCTATCAGCAAGTTGGATGATAGTTGAATGATGGAGCATTGTTAAACCTGTAGTGTTTATCATGGCTCGTTGCTCCCATTTACCACAATCCCGTTGTTCCCAATGGATGGAATCCTTGCCGATAAGTTTGTTTTCTTCATAAAACGGCAGGTTATACATCAGGTCTTTACCGAAACGATTACGATAATTTTCTTTATATCCATCTACTGTCTGACCTAATAGACCTCTCAGCAGTTCAACGTCACAGTAATCATCAAATGTTGCGGTTCCTACGTCTGCGTGGGCTGTCCCTTCCACATCAAATATAAACCTGGTAGTCCCACGATTTGATATCACCATAAGATTTTCATCGCTACCAAGGTCAGCGTCACAAGTACCACTGATACCAGCCGCATAGACCCAGAATGGCGCACGGGCAGAAGTGGTCTTAGTAGTAGACCCCCCTGTTACCATTGTTCGCAACATGAATGACCTACTGTCTGAGTTGCCCTGTGCATCGCTAAAAACACGCATATCAAGGCCGCCAGCAGTACCCTCTGCCTTCCCCATTGCCATATAGGTATCAGTCTCAGATACATTGGTTGCTCCATGTGCCACATCTGAGGATTTAAGGGAGAAGATATCGTCATCCTGCGCCGCTTGGTTCAGTGTCATTTGATTGCTTCCCTTCGCGTTGCCAGTATCGCCGAATTCTATGTTAAATCCACCCGATCCTTCATGGACGTTGAACATATCTATGCCGTTTGTAGCTACCCTGAGACTATTGTCCCCGGGGGAGTAGATTCCAGAATTAGTATCACAAAGAAACGACAATGCTGGGGCAGACACAGAGCCATCAACTACCCTTATCACCCCACCTGCTTCAATTGTGCCGCCGTTTTTATTAAGGGCCAAAATATAGTTTGTCGCATGGTTCCCCGTACAAGTTGATTGAATCCAGCCTCGACCACATGAATCAGCCAGGAAACCAAAGTCAACGGTTCCGGTGACACCTGTAGGGTTGAATCGTGCGGTAGCGTTAACAGACGAACCCGATGTTGCTGGCGCACCTGCTTCACCCCTGACAATGAGCGTATTGCCGTCCCATGTCAGATCAGCATCACCGTCTAGTTCAGTTGTCGTACTGCCAAAAAATGCTATCCGATTATCGGCGTTAGAATTTAATGCAGTAATAGAACCACCACTAGCAGTCATGGTAGTGCCACAAATGGTTAGCCCTGATCCAGCGGTCAGGAAAGCAACAGCACAAGAACCGTCATCCCAGAAGAGGAGCCTGTCAGCACCGGGATCACTTAGTGACGCCCCCGTTCCACCGTCAGCAAGGGCTACATCAGTTCCACCCGCCCTGTAAATTCGATTTCCTTCGATATTAACTTCACCAGAACTTGCTCTAGCCAGTGTTGTATCAGATGCGTGACCAAGTTCAATCCCAGCACTGGCCGTTACCACCCCGGTAACACCGAGGGTTCCACTCATGGTCACTCCCTCGGAGCAGTCGGTGGTTACGATATCTATGATTCCAGTCTTGCCACTGGCATCAAAAGAAAGAGCGGATGCATTGTTATCAAGAAGGTCAATATCGGTAGCGGCTGATAGTGTTATACAACCACCGCCGATAGTCAGGTCAGTTACGGAAGGAGAAGCGGTCCATGCTGGTATACAAGACCCACCCATAGCAAGGATAGTATTAGCGGCTCCCTTCCCCAAACGGGAAAGCTGGGAGCCGGAGGATGCGTAGACTATATCGCCGGTAGCCTGACACGCTAATACGTGACCGCCTACGGCTTCGTACTCGCCTTGAGTTAAAGATGTCCCGGCACTCAGGTGTTTAAATTCATCTGCCATTGTAAGCTCCTATCTGTCATAGCCCCGCTCCATAGCTTTGTGAAGCCTGTGGCGGTTCTCGGCTTCCTCTATCCGCTTCATAAACGGGTAGCAACCATCGTTGCATCTAGGCTTGCCGCAGGTGGGAGCGTCACACAGGAAACAGTAACCCCGCTCTATTCCAGAACCAAAATGTACATGCACCAGAAACTGACAGTGGACGCACTTGAAGGTACTAGATTCCTTCACCCCACCGTATGGGTCTGTGATCAGGGCATACCCTTCAGCATCGGCCATTACTCAGTCCAGTGGAATCCTATCATGTAATCTGTAGTTGCTGAAGCATGGTCTGCCTTCCCGCCGAAACCGTCAGTGGTAGTAGCGGGAGCCACGAATTCCCCACCAGGGGGAGCAACCCAGCGGTAAGTGGCACGGTGATTCAACGGAACCCTCAAGAGGTCTCCATCAGCTACAACCGCCAGTCCACTGGTAGTCGAGGTATTTACATAGGTAGGTTCTGATGTAAGGTTCGAGTGGAACACTGATCGTGCCGCCTGTCCGGCAGCGTCCGATAACAATGTAGACGTAATGGCCCCACCACTGGAACCAGGTGCTGTTACCTGTCCTATCAAGTAGATGGAAGTCAGGTCAGCCGGAGTACCCACGTTGCCCATGTTTATTTCATAGAGCCAGATGCGGTGAGCGGTGCTGGCATTTACCGTAAGGGATGCCGCCGAATCCGCAGTTGACGTTAATGTGTTAAATCCGTCTTGGTGATATTTTTCTCCAGGCATGTCCTGGCCTCCTTAATATCCAGCCCCTTCCTCTACGCCCCAGATCATACCGGAGATCGTAGCATTGGCTGTGACATCTATTTGTAAATCATCATTGCTGGCTAGCAAGATACCGTCACCCAGGTCGGGTGAGTTATGGACACCGGCTATTGCCAGCAAGGGAGTCTGGGCTAGCACTGTCGTATCTGCCGAGGCCGCAACAAATTCTATTGCAGCCGCAGCACTTGCTGACAGTGACCACCCGAGTAGACGGACCCGCCGGTCACCTGTAGGAACCCAGACATTCTCTGCGGTTCCCGCCGTTATGGCGTTAGCGTCTATCATCTTAAATATGTTGGCCTGTATTTTAGGCTCTCTATTCTGTCCCGGCATTAGAAGGGCTCCGTCTTGGTATGAGCGAGGTCCTGTCTGCCAGCACCACGGAAATAGATAATTTCACAGGTTACATCTGACCCGTCATCTGATATCAATTTCATCAACTTCTGGTGAGCATGAGGGATTCTTCCCGGATGCCCGAGAGTGATCTTCTGTCCCAGTGACGAGGTCGGCGTAACCGATGGAGCCATGTGGAGTGAGTCTCCCGAAGGACAGACTACCACGATATCCCCCGTATTCTGGGGAATAGTAGCCCCTGCATCGGCAAGGGTTTCTGCTGATGAACCCAACGCAAGGGACTCAGCGTGAATTACTTCATCTTTTGTAGCTAGTACCTCTGCCATGTTTACTCCTTGATCTCCCAGCGATACGTCCCGTATCCACGAGCTTTCAAGTCAGCCATTGCATTGGCTTCCCATCTTCTCGCGTCATCAGGATCAAGACCTCTGGGTATATCCATGATCGGAATATTATGGTCTACAAGGAAGTCAGCAACTGTTCCTGGATGACTATCATCCGGCCAGTCCATACGAGTAAATACGGACCTCACCATCGGAGCAATCATCTTTGGATGTACTCCTCTTTTAGCATCCTCAATAGCAGCCAGCAAGGTTTCATCCATTGGTTGAGACGCAGTCTCCCCCTCATGGGCCTGGTTGGCTTCCCATTCCTTATGTGCCTTACTGGTCTTGTGACCTACGAGAGCAAGACTGTTCTTGAACTCACGGCCACATTCACATACAACAGGACTAGTCGTAGTCATATTCCTCCCTTGTTACCACCGCTGAGTAAAGCCATCCGAGCCACCACGGGGGTTTTCTTAATTTCCCCCGATCATGTTTCAAGATGGCGGTTGTATTATTGGTCAGGAAGCTGGAGGACTTGCCCTCGTTAGATCCCTTGGGCGGGCCTACTTCCTCTAGCAACTTCCTCCTGATTAATTCAACATCGATACGCCTTCTGAACTCCAGCCATTGCTTGGGAGTATGAGGTGTTCCGGCTATATTGACTATATTGCCGTTGAACTCCACGCTCCTGCCGCCTACCTTAACCTCGTTAAGAGTTATCTGGCCGGATTTTGGGGGTTCGCTTTCAGCAAGACGGACCCCCGCGTATCTGAGTTTTACCACTTACACACACTCAATAACTACGGATAGACAGAGCATGATTGGGTCATCGCCTCCAGCACCTTCAGCGGCTTTCTTGACATCTACGCCGATCACGTTACCCGGAGCAACAAGCCCGGTCCCGTCAAAGGCTGCCGATACATCGGCTACTGCGATATCATTTGCTGCCACGGTCAAAGCTGCGGCAGTTATACCGTCTGTGGTTGCGGTAGTTGTTTCATCATCGATGCCGCCGGATACGTCAATCGTATAAGTATCCGAAGCGTCAAGAGCGGTTCCAGTTCCGCACCACCAGAGATATGCTTGCTGGAAAGCCACACAGTTCTGAGGAACCATGAAGGCCGCTCCAACGGCAGCGTCTGTATCGTCCAATCCTACCCCGTGGAAATCGCCATCGAAGTCCTGGGGAGCAGAAGACTCGGTGTATGGGAACTGCAAGTTAATTGTTTCTTCATGTAAGGGCTTGATATCTATCACTACCCGCTCGGTATCAAGAGCGAATCCTACCGCTTGGCTTAAAGCCTCCGCTGTAGTAGTCACGTTGATGCGGGTTGCCGTGATATCACCAGCCGTTTCACTGAGGAACATCGCCGAACCCTGGGTGTATGGAGCATCGGTATCCCGAATGATTCCACCCCGGCAGAGAACTCCGACATCGCCTGAGTCATAGGTGTTTACAGCCATAGCTTCGGCGAACTTGGTGTTATCTGTAGCATCGGCAAGTTCCCAGTCCGTACCGTCAAAATACATCATGTCTCCGGCGGTTACGTCAGTACTTCCTATAGTTGCGGAGAATTTATCTCTCGCTTGTTCTACATGGGGATCAGCCATTTCTATTTACCTCATCATCAAATTACGGAACTAAGCTCAACGAGGTAAGTCGTTGACTAAGCAGCGGAGTCAATCCCTGCCAATCCAGCACAGACCTTGGCTGAATACAGTACGGCATTCAGATAGACTACCATCCTGTAAGTATCTTCGTTCTTATCAACCTTGGTTCCTAGCCGTTGGATATCAGGATCGAGTACCGCCCCGTTATGGATTACGGTCCAGCCCTGTTTCTCTTCACCGGTTTTCAACGCATAAATGGTTGTAGCGGATGAAGAGGCCCAGCCAGCGGAGTTCTCGTATTGTTCACTGTTGGATATGTAATCGTTAATTACAATTGGTATACCGTTGTACAGGGTGTACTGATGACCGAACATATCGGCACTGTTCAGTATCACTCCGGAACCTGTGGCTCGGGCGAGAGACGTTATCTTGCGCCGCATGGTCTTGTTCATCATCAAGAAATCGGGTTTCCCGAGTTCTATCATGTCGATCATTGCGTCTAAACGGTCAATGGTCAACTCGGTTTCATCCCCAGCAATTGTGGATGGGGTTGAACCGTCATCCATCATAAGCAAACGGGAATCGCTGATAAGCAAGCTGGTTAAACCTTCGGGTTCAGTAGAGACTGCACCGGAGTTACCGTTCAAGAGCAAGTCTTCCAACTTACGTGCGATAGACTTGGACATCTTGCTGAGGAGTACAGCTTCCTGTGACTGGACGTTATCAACGGTTTGCATCGCGAACCGGTCCAATGGATGCTGGATACCTACAGTGGTAAGGGATGCTGTCTTCTGGGTGTAGGTGGGTTCTGTGTCAGACCAGATATCTCCTACCTGGTGAGTAGCTGCCGCACCGAGAGTACTCTCCCTGTTGTAAACAAGGGAGTTACCGGAAAATGATTTAAATTGCAAGAAGGGAGCTAGTTCAGATGCCGTGATGATATTGTCAAAAATACCAGCCGTTACATCGTCATTAGCCAACTTCTGATATTCACTAAGAGTTGGCATTTCGATCTCCTAGAGTCGATTTTGTCTCATCCTCAGACCCCGCTCTATAAGGGCGGTTCCAGAGAGTTCTTCGTTTCCTCCGGCTATAGCAGATCCCGTATCTAGGTCGGCTATTCCCGCTTTCTCAAGAGCTTTCTTGCCAGCGGTCTTAGCTTCGTCACGCAATGCCTTTTTCTCAGCTTCGGCTCTACGCCGTTCCTCCTGGTTAACCATGCGTTGAGCTTCTATCTGTGTATCGTAGACATCGTCATAGTTACCTTGCTGGGCCTTCTGCCATGCCGCGTTCCATTTTGCCTGGATAGTTTGGGCATCATCCTCGTTAATGAGAAGGTTGCCGTCTTCATCCTGAACCGTAGATATGAGGCGGGCTTGCTCCTTGTCATAGCGAGAATTCCAGTCTCTTGTCGCCTGACCTTCAGCAGCCTCCTGGTTTATACGGGATATCTGTTCCTGGAATCCTTCCGTGTCACCTCGTTGGATTGACTCCATAGTGACCGCAAGAACCTTCCGCATCGCAGATAGCTCATCTTTAAAACCAGTTAGTTCCGCATCTCTATCCGATTCTTTACGCCGCTGACCGTCCTTGGATCTCAGATCGTTTTGCAGTTTTTCGATCTGGGCCTCCAACTCCTCGGCCCTCGCCTTATAATCAGGCACTTCCCCTGTTGTTTCGGGAGTTTCTATCCCTGCTATATCAACAGGATCAGCCTGGGTTTCAGCCTGGGTTTCCTCTAATCTCTCTTGCATGAAGCTCCTTTAGGAGGGATCATAGCCTTGATATTATTCTATAATAGCGTAAAAGTCTACTGGTTGGCCATAGCCTGTAGCTGCTCCATACTCATGCCTCCCTGGTCAGCCCTGTAGGGGTCTAGCATAGTAGCATCAAGCTGTCCCTGTTCTCTAAGCTGACGTATGACTTTAAGACGAGGGTCCATGTACTCATCTACC